CTGTGTTTGCGGAACTGCTCTTCTCAACACGACTGTTTCACCTGAAGCAGGTATATTTCCTGATGTGAAAGTGACACTTCCACCACTCGCATCTCCTGCACCAGCCACTGTGTAATGTGTGGTGATTGTTTTAACAGTCTCAATGCCTGTTGATGATCTTATGATAACCTGTAAGTCAGAGTCCGCAAAAATTTTAAATGTATAATTAAAGGCAGTTGTAGAGCCATTGCCTGAATATGAATTTTTTACTGTAACCGAAGATATTGTCATATTTATTCTCTATATTAAATTATCAATCATTTGTCTATCATTTAGATGTGCTTGGCAAATCAGACTCATCTATCATATATTGTAACATATTTCTAACTCCTAGCATATTCTGATATGGTAAAATTCTTAACCATTTGTAAGCATCTCTTTTACTAAAATCATATTCATCATCAAAAACTGCTTTACCAGTAGATCGAATAGCTCCAGTGGCTTTTTCAAGTAATGACCAAGTAGGATTACCAGTCCATAAATTAGTTTCTAATCCTGATGCTCTGTAATTAAACATAGTATCATTACCACTATAGTATAAACCTGTATCTAATATTCCAGGTATCAAAGTAGAATAAGTATTTCTTTGAAATGTAGCACCAGCTATCGCTTCAGGTGATAGTCTTTCCTCTAAAAATTCCTCTCTTTCTACTGATCCTTTTCCAATAGACTGAATATATTGTTGAGCAATATAAACTAAAGAAGCTATCATTGTCGATGACATTAATGAACTAAAAAATACAAAATCTCTCATGTGCAATCCATGCTGTAATTGTTTTGAATAAGCTGTTATTACAAAGTTTCTAAATTGTAATAATGTTTTTCCTAGAGAATCATCAGCACCAAGTGCAACCATTTCACCATAATTATTTTCTTGAATAATTCTTCTTAAATGTCTGTTCATGTATAATGACATTTTATTAACTAAATCTTGATCATTCCATTGATCCACATTTAATCTTCTTATTCTTCTTCCTGTTAAACCACCCTCAATAAATGTTGAGTTTTTTCTAATATTACTAAAAACAGATTGTAATTCTTCCTCACTAAATCCAATATTTTTATATCTTTTTATGTCAGATGGTTTTAATTTTAATTTTCCAGTTGCGTGTCTAGCAAGTTTATCAAAAGCAGTGGTAGCTGCTAATCTTCTTGATAAAGTATCTACAGCATGAAATCCTGAAAAATCAGATGTTATTCTTGTAGCTACATCTAATGTTTTTTCTATTTTTCCTACTTTAGTTGTCATACCTGCAAAATCATCTGTTCTGTTAATTACACTATCAACTAAACGATTTGATCCTGTACCTGAAACTAAAGTTTCTATTTCATCTAAAAACTCATTTGATAGTTTTCCATCTTTAGCTCTTGTCAAAATATTTTTAAATTCAGGAATAAATTTTATAAAACCTCTTATACCAGCAGTACCTATAATATTACCAAGTTCAGGTATTTGAGCAAAACCTACCTGATTAAATACGTTAGCATAATTATATTTTCTTAAATTTCTTAAAGTTGTAGCAATTCCACCTTTAATATTTTTTTCAGTAGGTATACCTATTATATTTTTGTAAATTGTTTCAAGCGTTGCTAATTCAAAATCTTTTCTTATTTGTCCGCTTGGTGTAGAGTATTTTCTAGCAACTTCAGGAATTGTATATCCTTCTCTAATTTTATCTAATATTTGATTATAGTCATTTTTAGATTTTATTCCTACTCTTGCAAAAGCAATATGTCCTGACATTTGATTAATATAAGCACCAACAACACCTTCAGTATTATTATCTAGCATATCAGTAAATTTAATTTTTTTACCATCAATAACTTCTTCATGAGTTTCATCAAATGATGCTCTTCTTGAAAGTCTAGCAGGAACTTGGGGTTTTGTAGGTTTTAATAAAACTTTAACCAAATCTTCTATTTCTTTTGTATCTAAGTCTGTGTAATCACCAATAATACTTCTTAATTCATTTTCATCAGTAGTTCTTAAAACTCTATCAACAGAAAAACCATCACCAAATTTTGCTGTATTTATCATTCTCCAAATATGACCAGCGAGTTTTAAACCATCAGCATCAGATAAATCTCTTGATCCTTTGACTAAAGAATTTTTTAAAAAATTAACAACTTTATTATAACCAATACTTGCTTGTACATCTTGCATTCTTGAAATTGACCAATGTCTTGGAAAGTAATTAGGATTATCTAAAATTTCAGCAGCTCCAGTAACTCCGTCTTTTTTTAAATCATCTAACATTCCTTTAAATAATTTTCTTGTTGCAGCTGCTCCTTGATTAACTGCAGCAATATCTACAACCTCACCTCTCGTTGCTCGAGAAACTAAATTAGAAAACTCCATTCGATCCATTAAATTATATCTTTTAAAATTTGTAGTTTTACCTATTTCTTTTAAGTAAGCTGTAAAAGCAGGTTCGTATTCTTTGTAAAAAGAAGTTAATCGAGTTCCTGCATAATTATGTTTATGTATATCTGCTGTTAGAATTGATCTTGAATAATCTTTGTTACCAACAGAATCCTCTAATAATTTTTCAGATGCTGATCTCATATAAGGATTGTGAGATTTTCTTAATGCAAATGATTTGTCTATTCTAAGTTTACCTGCTACTTCAGGTGTTTTATCAACTCGATCAAAAAAATTATTTAATAATTCATCTGCTTCCACACCTTTTTTAACATCTTCAATAATTCTTTTTGTTGGTAACATAACTTCGTTTTTTGCTATTAACTTATCTACTTCATCAATATTATGATTAATTTCAGGGTTACGATCTGTTGAAAAATATTTTTTACCTTTATCTGTAACTTCAAACCCTTGTTCTTTTAAATTTTTTTGTTCTATAGCTTTTCCTAGTTCTCTTGATTTAGAGTCAAATTTATTTATGTCAGGATGTTTTGGTCCAAGAAATCTTGTCAATCCTGAAGTGATTGCACCACCCATTAATGCTGCATAACCTATTTCTTCTATATCTCTTGTTGGATCATTTAAAACAACTGGAGCTGTTATGGCTGCGGCTTGTCCTGTTCCAACAAAACCAGCTCTTAAGTATTTTGAATATCTTGCTGCTTTATTTGCGTAGATAAAAGGTCTAGCAAGTCCAAAAGTAACAACGTCAGCCACTAAAGCTGTTGGGTCAAGTATAGCTGCTCCAACTCTTAAAGCTGTACCTTTAAATCCTAAAGTAGATAATTTTTTATTAGCTTCTTGTGCATCTAAAATTCTTTGTCTTATTTGATAGGCTTGTTTTTTAGAACTAGCATTAGAAAATTCATCCCAATATTGAGGACTTATGTCTTTTGATAGATCATCAAATAATTCATCATCAATTCTAAAATCATAATCAGGTATAAGTTCTTCTTCAGAAAATGATTTTAAAATAGATGGTAAAATTTGTTCTTGTTGAACTGCAAGAGAAATACCTTCGCCAAGAGTAATTTTTTCTTTTTCTGTTTCTGCTTTTAATATTTTTTCATCTTCTGTACTAAGATAATCTGTATTTAAAATTAAATCTAAATTTGTGCCTTGAGCCATATTATGCTCCTGTTACACCGAGACCTACGGCTTCTGTTTCTTCTTTTCTTAATTGTTTTTCTTCTTGTTCTTTTATGACCTCTTCTTTTAATTGTGTTCTTGCTTTTTGTTGTCTCTCTTGATTTAAATTAAATAAATCTTTTGCATAAAAAATTAATGGCTGACCATCATTATCATTAACAGGGGATATATCAACTTCTCTTCTAATTTCAAATTGACCACCACCATTGTGTCTTAAAAAGAAATCATCAGGATTTTCATCAGGTAATCTTGTTTTTAAAATGTATTCTTTCATTGATTTAATTTCAACCATGTTACCAATAGATTTGAAGGCTTCAATATCTCTTTTAAGATAAGCGTGATTGTCAATTTCAACGATTGAATTTTTTATATCTTTTATAACTTCTTTTTCAGCTTTTCTTGGATCAATACCATTAGCAACATAAATATCAAAAAGTTTATTAGCATAAGATTTTACTTCACCAATATTAGTTGCTTTTGATTTTGAAAATTCACTTTCTAATTCTGTTAAAGTTCTTTTTCTACTTTTATTTGATCCTCTCAATATTTCTTTATCATAATTCATTTCAAAATCTTTTGCTTGTTTAATAGCTTGAAAATCACTAAGACCACCTATTGATTTTAAAACAATAACATTTTTATAAAATCTTTCTTGCTCTTGTGTTGTATAAACATTTAATCGACCTGTTCGATCTGCAATCTCAGCAGATTTTACTGCATCAACTAAAACTTTTGGAACATCAGCAGGACTATCAAATGTTGTGATTGATCCTGTATTATATCCTGTTTCAAATAAATCTTTGTAAGTAGGAGATAATTCACCACCTTTCGAAAAAACTTCATCAACGATAGCAAAAGTTTCTTCTACATTTAAATTATTTTTTTGTGCAGTAGCTATTAAAATATTTTCTGAATTTTGTAATACTTTCTTTTCAGTTGTATTTTTAAAATTTACACCAACTAATGAAACACCTTTTAAAAATTGTTCAGTGTAAATACTTGTTTCATTGTACTCTGCTGATTCTTTTTCAATTTTTATTAATTGTTTTTCTACATCATCTTGATCAATAGATGTAGATTGTTTCAAAAGATTGATAGCTGTTCCATAATCTTTTCTTGTTAATGCTTGTTCAACATCAAACAATTCATTATCTCCAATAATTTTTTTAGTTTCTTTATTTAACCAAGCATCTCCCATGCCATGTATATTCTCATATTCACGAGCAGATTCAATTTGTTGATCTTGAATTTGTTTTTTTTTATCTGGATCAGTCTCTAATGTTCTTTTTACACCAAGTGAATTTTGTTCTTGATTATAAATTTCATTACTTTTTGCTTCCATAGCTTTGAATGAATTTTTTTTAATATTATAAACATTTTCTGCTTGGTCTATATCAAGTAATGTTTCTAATCTTTTTTTTACTCTTTTATTTTTAATTAAAGATAATTGTTGTTTTCTATAAGAACCAAATTTTTCATTATAAATTTCAACAGATTGAAATTCATCTGCATTATTTTTTTGACTTTCAATAATTTTATCAGATTCAGATTTCATTTCAAAAAATTTTTCTTTTGCTTCTAATTTTTCTGTATTATCTCTTTGTTTGATATAATAATCTTCAGCAACTTTAGCGACTCTAGATAATGCAGCAGCAGGTGTTGCTGTTGGAGAAACTTGAATACCAGTTGTTACACCAGCAGGTTCTGCAGTTATTCTTGTTCGTGATTCAAATGTGGGTATCTTTACCATTATCCGTACATCCTTAATAAACTTTCACCAGCTTTAGCATAATAACCAAGCTCTGCTTGTCTTGCTTCCATACGAGCTAAGTTACCTTGCATCCTTGCAAAGTTTGCTTGTTCAAATGCTCGTGATTGTCCTATCTTAGCGTTATACTCAATAATATCTTTTTCTATTTCAGCTTGTTCAGCGTTACTTCTTAATATTCTTAAACCTGATCCCTCTAATGTTGCTCCTGATTTTAAAATTTTAGTTTTTGTTTCACCTTGAAGCTGAGCAAACTTTTGATCAAATCTTTGTATATCAAGTTCTTTTTGTTGCTCAATAGCATCTGCTTCTTGTTCTTTAACTTTAGCATTTCTATTTTGAATAGCTAAATTATATTTACCTATTGCTGATGCTTGTTGTGCTGCTGCTATATCAAATACAAAACTCATTTAAAAAATCCTCGCATATCTATAATGATCTGAACCATCAAAACCATAATGTTTCATCAGACCTTCGTTTTCTAATCCTAACCATTTAGCAAACTTTAGACCAGTTTTAAAGTCTGCTCTTACAGCAGTTTGAACTCTTTTTATTTTATTTTCTTTAGCTAGTCTTGCAAAATTTTTTTTAATAGCTCTTGCTATCACTAATGGATGATCCCAAACTTTACTTGTTGCCAAAACCCAACCCTCTGCTACACCACCCCAAATAATTTTCATTCCAGCAGATGCGATAGGTTCATTGTTAATCATGCAAGTATAAGCCAATCCTTGTTGTTCAAGTTCCATTGCGTCACCATCAAACTGAGCATCCTTATCCATAAGAACGTGGTTCATTTGACTAGCAAGAATAATCTTACCATGCTTTGAGATGTAAGGCACTATATTTAGTAATTTATCCATCGTTTGTAACTAGATTTGGGTATAACGATAAAACAGTTAAGGGTAAAGGTTGAGTTTGTCTAACAAAGATAAACCCATCTGTTTCATAGTTTCCTCTAAACTCTATCTCCTTATCTCCTGTAAATACAGGTATTGCAGTATCCATATCATCAGCAGATGATCTAAAAGGTATTCTTTCCATATTACTTAGATCAGGTCCAACTTCTACACCAACGCTTTCAAATAATCTTAATGAAATATCATATATTCTTTTTGTTTTACCTTGTGATGTACCATTAGCAGCTCCTGCATCTAATCTCATCGTTTGTAGTAAAGATGTATAAGATAAACCTACTTTGACTTTAGTGGATGATCGATCCAAAGTTATAGCTCCTGAACTTACAGTTTTATCAGGATGAGTTGAGCCATCAGCTAAAATCGATACAGCCTGACCTTCTAAATGTTCTAATCCTGTAATCGTTGTTGTGGCACTACCACTATATTCAAGTTGTGAATCTAAAAAATTAAATGTCGTATTATCTGTTTCTGTAAAATCATAATTATTTAAATATTCTACATATCTTCTTGTAACACTATTGATGGTTCTTTTTACAATGACATAAACTTGATACTCAGTATCGTCTGTAGGTATAACAGCTACACTTTCACACACTGCATTACCTGAACCAAAAACACCACCAAAAATTTGTCTATGCCAAGCTGTTACTTGTTGTTCTCTTTGATAGGTTAAACCAATTAACTCACCGTCATTTCTTGTCATCCAAACAATCTGATTAGGCTCTTGTTGATATGCCATCTGTGTTATACCACCTTCAGTGATATGTTCTGCAAGGATTGTCATATCAGGTGCGAGATAACCATCAACATCAAAGTTATAAGCTAGTTCTCTAATCTTTCTTTTTGCTCTTTGTAAAAAGAGAGTTGCATTACCTGCTGAGATAGCATCCACATTAGCTGCACCATGATTTGATTGTTTTTTAATTAATATGTTTGTAGGTGTAATAGCAACATCTGTCCCTCCCCCTGATACAGTAAACTCACCACCAGCTGTTCCAACAATCAAAGTTCTTGTTGCTGTCATAAATCTAATGGCATTTACTTGGTTAGATGCAATCGTATAAATGATAGCATCATCATCAGCTATCGTTCCACCAATGTTTGCATCCATGTTTTCATAATCACCTGATCTTGAAAAAAATAAAGTTTGAGGTTCATTGCTTGTACCTGCAAAAACTAATCTTTGTTCAAAGAAAGTTACAGAAGATGGATGACCTGTTGTATCTGAAAAAGAACCTAATCTCCAATCTGCTGTTGCACTTGCACTAGATAAAGCTGTTATGATTGTAATTGTTGCATTTGTTGTATCTGTTACTCCAGTTATCTTTGCATAACCACCATTAAGAAAAACAAATCTACCAACGTCTGTTGAAAGAAAACCTGATCCACTATTTATTCCTGTTACCGCAGAAGCAACTAAAGATATTCCTGTGCCTACTGCTGATTGACCAGGATTCAAAGTTGTGTCTGTTGTATTTGCATCTTGCATTGGTCCTTTAGTAAAATCAACATCACTCAAAGTCCAAGACGTATGACCTGTTCTTGAAAGTTTTTCTACTTCATGATTAGGATGTGTAATGTACATCACGTCAGCAGACTGTGCATATTTAATATCAAATAGTTCTGCTGTTAAATATGGAGTAGATATTTCATAAACTCTATTCGCTACACCGCCTGAAGTATAAGCAGTAAAACTTGTACCATTAATGTTTGTGCCATCAACATCTGTAATCTCAAATGTATTCGTTGTTTTGTTTGCAACTAAATATCTTTTGTTATTAAGCTCTGTCATACCTGAAACACTTGTAATAGATATTTCATCACCATTAGAATATCCATGACTTGTTGCTGTAATCACAACTGGATTAGCTTGAGTTGCTCCACTAATTGTTTTATCACCCTCTAATATTTGACCATTATCTTTATAGAAACGAATATACTGATTACCAAACTCCATCATGTAAGTTTGTGTTGTAGAAAATTCAAAAGGTATTAATCTTGTTTTAGCTGCACTACTTTTTACTTCAGCTATAAAACGTGAACCTGATCTTCTTGCTGCTGAACCATGAGGATAAATAATCATGTTCTCTAAAGTTTTACATCCTGAAGAATATTTATTTAGATCATTACGACCATCGAGTCTTGGTGATAATTCACCGCCAGTGAAGTTAGTTAATTGAACTGCAACTCTTGCCATGTATTAGAACCTCGAATTGATAAACGTATCAGCTCCAATAACATCCGCCATTCCTTTTTCAGGGTTCATGTTTTGACCCTCTGTTGAATCTACAAATCTAGCTTCTTTCAATTTCTGTTGAAACAAATCATACATATTTTTAGCTACAGGATTTGAAGAGGTTACAGCATAAGCAATGTCAGCAGCTAGAGCAGCTGATAAAGTTTCTCTTAATAATTCATCATACTCATTAGGGTCAGTAACTCTTGAAACATATAAAATTTTCATTGAAGAATTGTCTGTTAATATTTTTCTACCTTCAATTTTATGATCTGAATCAAAATCTAATATGCTTAAAACTCTTAAACAATCAGCAGGTATAGTAAATTGTGATGTAAAACCCCATGCTGGAGTATCAGTATCTGCTGCTAATTCTACTCTTTTTTGTAGACAATTCCATGGATGTGATCTGAATACTGAATCTCTTATTTGTGTAAATCTTGCATTGCATAGTCGAGCATTTTTTGAATCTTCAGTTAAAGTTATAATTGTTGATGCTCCTAACTGATTTAATGCTCCGTTACAAATGTCTACTATTGATGCCATAATATTTTATATTCTAAAATTTAAATAAAAGATAGGGGATTTCTCCCCTATCTCTATAACACGATTAGCTTACTATATATTCTATAATAAAACTTAAGTCACCAGCAGTATCACCTGCAGCGTCAAAAGTTAAACCAACATAGTAGTAACCACCTGGGTCAGAAGATTGACCTGCATCTTCCCATACTTTTTGACCCATTTTGTTTATGTCTCTTGCTTCGAATGCTACTTCAGTTCCTGTCGTTACAGCACCTCTAAGGTCTGTAATTGCAGAAGCATACGCATCGTCATCCACTGCAGCTATTGCTGTAGTAAATAATCCTACGTCAGTAGTATTAGTAGTACCGCTATCTAAATCATCGTTAAATAATTTGATAGAAGTTACACTCGCATTCGTTGGTATCGGAGCTAACATTACAGTATCAGTTGCTGATAAATCACCAGCAGCTAAAGCGATAGTACCTTGAGCTACACGTTTAATTCCATGTAACTGTTGGCTATCGTTTTTTACCATAGGAGTAGCTACGAAGTTTGTTACTAGATCACTATTTACATTCGCCATAATTTCCTCCTATTACGATTCTGTACATTGCACTTCAACAACTTTATCTTCTTCCATTCTAGTTGCTCCGAAAGATGCACAGTAGTACACTTGAGTAGCATACCCTTTGTCTGATCTTTCATCGATTCTAGCCATGACGTCTTTACCTATTCCAAGAGCAATTCCGTCTTGAGCATAAGCTATGCACGATCTTGTTGTGCCGTCTAAAGATAGTCTGTTTGATACAATGAAGTTAAAACCAAGAAACGAATTGATCTCACCATTTGCCAATGCTTTGACAGTGTTGAAATCTGAACTTGTTACCTCAGTCGTTCCAAGTAAATCAGTGATCTGTTTAGGACCAACAATGATAAATCTTGGGATTGATGGATCAACACTATTTAAATCAAGAGTCTGTTTTGCAGTTCTTAATTTTGCAATAGTTAAACCAGCAGAACCATGTACGATTTGATTCGCATTAGATGTGCTAGTTGATCCTGTTTCACCAGTGAACGCTGTTCCTAAAGCGGCACTAATGATTTCATCATCCATAGCTCTACCCATAGCAAACGCTGCAGCTTGAGCATAAGATGACGTTGGGTCGATTAAAAGACGTACTTTGTCTTGTTCATCAATTAAATCAGCAAATTCATAATCCACTAGAGATACCCTTCTTCTTGCATGAGGAGTATCAATCTGAGGAGTATCAGAATGTCTGCTCGTTCTTTTTACAGCAGTCACTGATCCAACTTGATCGAAGAAAGCATTTTTTCCTACAACGCTTTCGACTCGTACTTTATCTCTTAACAACGAACCCATTTGTTGTGACAACATTTGAATGTTAGCAGAATACTGCTGTACAAATGCTGTAGTTACTTGTGATGACATATTAATGTCCTCCTGTATTGTTAAGGTTAGTTATAATCAGAAAGGTTCTCTGTCGATGACAGGCATCTCTTGGATTTAAAGTCTTTTAGACTAGAGTCTATTCCCTCTTGTCAGCAGGGTTCTTTCGAATTGTCCCACCTTTTATCCATTTATAATATTTATCACAAATTGGCAAGGGGTCTTTTTTTTGATACTCCGTACCTGTTTCTTTTACGATACGGAGTATTTCTAATCTTATTTCTTCTTGATTTAAATGATCGTTACTTGGCATTCTGCATTTCTCTTAAAGTCAATACTTGCTGAACAACTTTTGCATGATCAGGATGTGTACTGTTCCAATAAGGACCTGTTTTATCATTTATGATTTGAGATATTTCTGAATCATAATCTCTACCTTGATTTACATTTTCACTCTCTGTGGATATAATTTTATCTTCAGAAAGCATATCAGCAATCTTAGCAAAGCCTTTGATAACATCAGGATTATCTCCAAGTCTTGATCCATCTTTCATTGGTAAATCTAAAACTTCAGCTTTCATATTTGCTTTAGCAAGTGATGCAGCTTTTTGAATATTTGCATCATAGGATTTACCCCACTCTTGTCTTAAGACTTGTTGAGCTTGTGCTTGTGCAGTCTCAGCGTCTATTTGAGTTTGCTTTGCAGTTTGTTCCATAGAATTTTTATAAAACTCTAAAATGCCTTGAGCTTGTTTATTGTTTAAACCTAGCTTGTGAGCATTCTCTGCAAACTGTTTGACTGCAGTTTCTTCGATTGGCACAACTTCTGACTTGGCTTCAAGTTTATATTTTTCAGCAGACTCAGGTCTACCTAGTTTATCATAAACTTCATTCCAATGATCTTCTGTTGAGTTTTGATTTGGCACAGCAACTTTATCCGTACCAATCATTCGTGTTGCGTTAATATATGATTTAGCTAACGCATCAATCTCAGTAAACTTAGCGATGTTTGGATCGTTTCTAAATTCTTCTGATATTGTTTCTTTCCATGACGTTGCAACTTTTGGCTGCTCAGTTGTGGCAGAAATGTTTTGAGTTGTTGTTTCTTGTTTAGTTTCTGTAGGCGTTTTTGTCGTTTCTACAGGCGAAGCTGGTTGCTCCGTTATCTGCGTTTGTTCTGACATTTTTATCTTCCTTTTTCATTATCGTTCAGTAGCATTTGTTTTATAAATAGAAGTACGCTACGTTGTCCTTCCATATATGCACTTTCATGACTATCACCTTTGATGTTAGTCGTATGATAAAAGTGGCATCTCTTTTCTAAATCAGACAATACTTTTTTACCATCGTCTGTTTCAAAAACTTGTTTATAGCTAATTCTTAATGCAGCTATTTGTTTTTCAAAATCTTCTTGTTTTCTTTTTGCTTCACCCATTATTCTGCTTCGGCATTAGCAAGTGCTTTTGCTTCTTCAGGTAATACTTTTGCTAGTGGAGCTATATCTCCTCCTGCTTTTGCTACTTGTTGAAGTTCTTGCATTTGTGCCATTTGCTCCTGTTGTTCTTGTTTCTGTTGTCTTTCTGCATTCATCTGTGATCTTGGTTTTAAAATCTTTTGTGGAACACCTACAATGTCTGCAAGATGTCTTACAAGATTATCCATATTCACATGATCAAACACAGGAGCTACATTAGCTAAACTTCCCATGATTTCAATAGCTCTCATTATTGATTGTAACTCTGTGGATTTCTGTGCTTTAGCTAATGGTGATACATATTCAATTTCTATATCTTGACCTGATAAAAAATCAGGTGCTGGTCTAAATTGATTTTTTCTAAATAAAATATTGAAACATCTATCAATTAAAGGTTTTAATAATTCAGATTGTAGTCTACCTAATACTGGTCCAAGTAATCTCATCTTCTCTTCGTTTCTCTGTATAACTTCTGTTGCTGTCATTTGTGGACCTTGTTGCATCATTAGTTGATTGACATAAAAAGCATTTCTTATTGAGCTACGTCTTTGCTCTTCCATGTTTAATCCTAATGGTGTGTTTGCACCAATATTCAAAGGTTCAATTCTATCTCTTGTACCTGCTCTGTAAAAATTCAAACCACCTGGTACAGTTCTTACTGGTAAAATAAATCCATCATCAGGCACAAGTAATGGTGGGTCTACTTGTTTCTGTGCAGCTTTGATTGTTGTCTTAGACATTTCATTTAACATCTTGACATCAGGCAATGCTGTCATCGCAGGTGATCTTCCGTAGATTTCATGTGAAGCCTTGAGGTATCTTGGAACAACAAAAGGAAACTCTCTGAATCCTGATACTGATAATTCATCACCGCTTTTGTATTCGATATACACAGATTCAAATGGCATATTCGAACTATCTTGTTTTGTTATATCAAAGTCTGATCTTGGATAAACTGCATGTATAATTTCTACTTCTTCGTAAGGGTCTTTGTTTGCTACTGTTGTAACTTTAGTTGAAACTTTATCACCAAATCTTTGTATTGCTGCTCTCGCACTAATTTTAAATCTTCTGTAAACTGTATCTATTCTACCTTTACCATCTTCAGCAATATAGATTTCATTAATATGTCTTGTAGAAAATTTTAATAAATCTTCATCATCTTCTTCAATAAACATAGCAGCCGTACCAAACGTGATGAGGTCATGATATAATTCAAATATTTCTTGTTGAAAGTTAGAACGATTAAATGCTGTATACATAACATCGGTTGCAGACTCTAACCATTCTTTAGCTTCATCTTGATCATCCATTTCTGAATTTTTAAAACGTAAAGAAAACCAAGGTGTTGAAGGATTAGTAAGCATCCCATGTAATGATGCTGATAATAATTCTACCGCTTGTAAAGGTGATGAATCAAAAATACGTTCTGTTCTTTTGTCACCTCTTGATCTTGTTTTAGTTACATCTGCTTTTCTTGGCATCATAAAGTCTGCCACTTCTTGCCAGTGTGTTTCCCAGTTTTGTCTTTGAGATGTTAATCTGTCAAATCGTTTTAATAATTTTTTTGTTAAATCTGTTTTTGCCATTACTGTCCTAATAAACTTCTTCTTCCTAATGTTACTGTTTCTTCTTCAACACCCATAGGTCCTGTCATAATTGTTGCCGATCTACCTCTTCGCTTTGTTCTTCTGCTATCATAACCATCCATGCTAGTTGCTGTTGCTTGAGAAACTTCTGCTTGAGTTGGAGCAGGAGCTGGTGCAGGGGGTGGAGTTGGTCTCCTAGGTCTTAAAGGTCTTGGTACTGCTCCTCCCATTAGTCGCCTCCTAATAAAGTTTTCTTTTCTGTTTCAGCTTCTTCTTGAATACCAAGTGGACTTGTTAAGATTGTAGACCTTCGACCTCTTCTTCTTCGTTCCGCATCTCTTTGTTCTTTTGCTATTCTATCTTTTTCTTCTTGTGATAGTTCTCCGCTTGGAGCTGGTGGTAAAGGTTGCACTGGTGGCAACGATGGCATTTTAGGTGAAAAAAGTGATCCCATAATTATATTATCCTATATTCATTTTCTGCTACACTTTGTGGTGCTGTTTGTCTAGTGTCTAATTCTTGTAAACCTACAGCTAAATATCTCATCGCATCACACGCATGAGACGACCAGTCGTGTACAGGCTTTGATCGGAACATACGATTTTTATCTATATACTTCCGATGGTAATGTCTTAACGCATCTATTAGCTTTTTGCAATGGTCAGTATCAATCCAACATCTTGGAAGCACCATGGTTGTAGCGTGTATGCCATCTTCTAAAGGTATTTTTGGAACAACCTTAAACCTAATACCTAGCTGATAAGCTACTTCTCGTCTTGTTTTTCCATTACTAAAATCAGTAACTTCTATATCATGCGGAGCAAAATGATCTTTATAAACGTAATCTTTATTTTTTATAAGTTGAATATAGTGCGGTAAGCCTTGACCTCTTTCTTCATGATAGTCAATAATATTAATCGCTTTACCTAATTGTTGATAAAAAATAATACTGCTATGATCTGAGACTCCTAAATCCCATGATGTTGAAACAGGTAAACTAGGGTCATAGGGTACTCGTGCTACCTGTTTTTTATCTTCCATTTTTGCCAAGACATCTGCGTAGATTGCACCTTCAATGTTTGCAATCCAATCACACTCAAACTCTTGCATATACTTTTTCTCACCCATCACCTCTTTTGCTTTGGTCAGCTCCTCTTCATCTACAATTTTAGTTTCTGATGCTTTAGCTTTGTAATTAAACCAATCTTCTGCTCCCTGTGCGTGTTGATACAATTCATAAAAATTATTATTCATACCTTGCGGAGTTCCAATAAAAACACAGTACCCTTTTCTGTCGGATAGTGCTGGTCTTATAATCTCAGGAAATAGTTTATCGTTTACGTTTGCATACTCATCAATCACACAGCCATCAAGGTATATCCCTCTCAAACCATCTGAATTCTCTGAGCCTAGCAAAGTAATACGAGAACCATTAGGTAAATCTACACGTAGCTCTGTTTCGTTGAACTTGGTGTGCGGAATCTTGGCGGTAAACTGTTTCATATAATCCCAAGCGATTGACTTAGCTTGTTTGAATGTTGGCGCAATGTAGGCAAATCTTGGGTTTTTATGTTTCGATAATAAGGCAGAACGTATGAGATGATTAATCATACACACAGTCTTGCCGAACCTTCGATGGCAAACTAAGACATTCCATCTGAACCTTGATATTTCTCTATGTAGATAGGCTTGATGCTTTCGTGGTGTATAGGGTATTTTAATTTGCATAATCTTTTAGTGGATTAGTTTACTAGGCATATCTTCACCCAAGCTGCCATATTCAAAATTCATTAAGCTCATAGCATAACTAGCATAAACCTCAGCTGATTCATTATTAGGAAAGCCAAATATCTTTATGACCAAAGTGTGTTTCTTTGGATCAATATATACTATTGAAGTTAAATCGTCTTGTATGTAGTTCCACATATCATACTACATATAGTAATTATTCTTATAATGAAAGGATGGTCTGCCAAGGTGAGTAAGTGGCTGTCTCTGTAAGGGTGTCCTCGAGTCCCATGTATATATATATATAAAATATACACGCAATACAGCGGTATAGGGGGGTCTAGCATTTGTAAATTATGGCAACACTACGGCAATATTACTATCGATAACTGATGATTACCGATAACAATCACTTATCGGAACATTATTTTTAAGCTGATTGTGTTCTAATTGTGTCCGTTGCTCATATTGCGAGAGATTGCGAAGCTGCCGTTGATATAAAAATTGTAACTATTCAACCCTCTCAATCTTAATATATTTAAGCAAGTCATGACCTTTTTTATTTTGATACTTTACAGATATAATTTGACCCTCATTAAATTTATTGTTTAATTGTTTAACTAGTTTTTTGTAAGACATCGCTTGAAGCGTTTGCTCGTTCCCTTGCTCATCTTTAATATTATAAATAAACTTCATTGGTGTTGTAAATATATCACACTTCCAGGAATGTTGCATTTATATCACACTAATATCTTTGACCCATTTTGAACACAATATATATTTACTTCTAATACTATAACCATTATGGTTAATATAAACTTAACAAGGAGATAATATGAAAACAATAAATCAAAAAATGGATCAAGCTGTTATGAATGATGACTTTAATGAAGTAGAAAAGATAGCGCTAAATCCAAAAAATGCTTATGTTAAATGTCATGATATAAATCTATTCACTGGAAAATCTACTATTAATTATAGATGGGTTGATGTGTCAAATGTAAATAAAGAATATTTTGACGACTTGAGTGGGGATTGTCAGGAATATGTCATGTCTTTAGATAAATATAAAGATATGGAATATGAAAAAATGGTTGAGGAATATGACAAACCTATTGAAGCTAAAAATCAAAAGCAACTTGATGAATTAAGAAAATCATTCAAAAAAAACAAGGGGATGGTATGAAAAATAAACTATCTCAATGGTTGATTGACTACCTTAAAAAAAAGAATGGAGTTGATTTAACCAACGTACCAAGCGACAAGTATTGGACTGAAATGAACCCATTGAGGGATATAGAACAGCTTCCTTCTAATGTGGTTAAGTTCTTAAATCAAAAGCATAACAAAGAAAAGGGAGACAAGTAATGGAACAGATTGAATATAAAAAATGGACTATTAACCATGTTTATGATTGTTCGGAAGGTTACAAAGAATTAGATTATTATTCTGTATGGACACCTGACGGACTTGATATGGTTGCTGAAGAATTTGCAACTATTGATCATGCTAAAGCATGGATTGATGATAAAATAAAGGAGGGAAAATGAATAGCGAGAAACTAAAAAAATATGTTGTTTGGTGTAATCAACGACACCAATATTATGGTGCGGAAGATAATGTTCAAAATACTAAGCATTTCAATTCTTTAGAAGAAGTAAAGGATATGCTTATTGATTATCATTTTGATATTGATAAAGAGGATCACAAAGCATTATATAAAATGGCTCCAATAAAAATAGCTGAAATGTTTGATTGGGAAGTAAGAGAAGTATGAGTAGCGAAAAACAATTAATATTAATTATAATTACTTTTGTTGTTGTCATGTGTTGGCAATGGTACAAAGATAAAAAGAAAAAACATGATGAAAAATTACAAAAACACTTATCAAAATACTTTGATAGCAAGTGGTAAAAATAATTTAGAGGAGTTAGCCAGGCTAACAATACTAAATATATTGAGTGTAAAAGGTGTTATATATACTCATTATAAAAATAGGTCGGAATCACATAACCTAGAGGGACAGGTGTATAACCTTGAATATGAAAATCAAAGAGATTGAGTATGGCTCTTATGACTGAAGTCTAAATAAAAAAACAACTCTATACACCCTTATTCTTTGGTGGTGTAGGGGTAACATCAGTTACTTCTACATCTATAAGATCAGGGGTATCTTCCCATGATACCTTTATGGATTGATCAGTCTTAATGTTTTGGACTTTGTTATCAGAATAAAGATCAGTTAATTTACCAGCAACCCACTGAACAAATTTTGTTTTCTCACGTATAAACAAAATAGAATTAGGGTCGTTGGTTTCTTGGTATTGGAATATCTGCATGAGCTTATCAATTAAGGTTTGAATACCAATTTTTCTTGCCTCTAATATCCTACCTTCTAGCTCAGGATTTTTTTTTAAGATTGCGTAAAACTTCTGAAAGCTGATCTGTTGTTGATTTATTTTCTTGTCTGTAATGCACTCCGTAAGAGTTCTTCCTTGCATAAGATTGCTTATGAAAATATCTTGATCTTTGATTAGCTGTAATTCTTGGTTTGACTTTGTTGTAGTAGTATTGACTGACTTCTTCATGGGTTTTGTTTCTGAATTGGTATAGTCCTTTAAGCTGTCTGATTCTTGTTTCGTCATTGTAGTTTGGCTTTCTAAAACCTAATATATTATTGAACCCATGATACTTACACTTATATTTTCCATTAGCAAGGGGATAACCCTTCATCTGACAAGGTCGTTTATGTGTCTTTGTTATTCCTTGACAGAAAACTTTTTGTCTTGGTCTGCCTGGCATTCTTATCCTTGTTTTCGTGGACCTTCTTCTTATAAAAGTAATTGGTCCTCTTTCTTACATTATCAACAATACCTTTGGGTATTTTTACGAGCTTCGTATTCATTCTTAAATTTTCTTCTAATGCCAACCTAGCATAGAATATATTGTCTTTCTCTTTAATGGCTTTTCTTAAAGTATCGGCAGGTAGGGTAGCTAGTGTACTAATTATTTTAGATTGATCCCCTCCATTTTCTACTACTTTTTTTACTATCTTAGTTATATAAGATAGTTCTATAGTGTTATGTTCTATTAATACCTGTCCAGCAGACATATCAGATCGGTCATACAGACCACTCTCATTTCTATTAGACCGAACACCATATATAAAATCAGGGTCTATTGTGTATAAAAGTGTTGAAGGAAATCTTTTAATCTGTATAATCTTGGCGTTTTTTAAATGAATTGTAGCTCTGTATATGGTGCTATAAGATAACCCTGACATCTCACCAATAGTCTCACGTCTTGGATAGCATTTGCCTGTCTTATTATTGACAAACTTTAACAAGCACATCAGCAGCAATAAACAATGTGGCTTAAATGTGTCAGGAATTTGTTTATATTTAGGATTGGCAAAGATAGAAAAGGGTATGCGTATATGTGGTGTGTACTTGCGATCCATAGGCTATATGTGGGGTGTTGCATATTTGCAACAGTCCTTATGATCCTCTTGTAATTG